CCCTTATGGAAAAGATTCTGATAAAGGATTATTATATGATGGAATTCAAGTTCCTGATGGTCGACAATGTGCTTTATGTAAGAATCGTGAGAAGAACCATAGATCTGAGGATGCTAATCATAAATTTGTTCCAGCAAAATATGTATTATTAACTGGTCGTAAAAGTATTAGTCCTAATAATAATGAATCAGTAATTGCTGAAAGAAATTCTATGAATTATAATGGTAGTCAAATTAAGGTTATTATAGGTTCTCAAGTGGCTAGTGAAGGTATTGATTTAAAATTTATAAGAGAAATATACGTATTTGATAGTTGGTTTCATTTAAATAAAATGGAACAAGTCTTAGGACGTGGTATTCGTACATGTAGTCACATTCATCCAAAGATTAGTAAACAAGAAAGAAATACAACAGTGTATTTAATGGTTAATTATGTATCTGATACAAGAGAATCTGCTGATTTATATATGTATAGAATTGGTATGTTAAAAGCTCTACAAACTGGTAAAGTTCAAAGAGTTATTAAAGAATTTGCAGTTGATTGTAATTTAAATATTAATGTAAATATTATTCAAGGATTGGCAGAAGCTGAACAAATTGATGCTCAAGGAAATAAATATGAAAAAAATATTAATGACCAAAACTATACAAATTTATGCGATTGGATGGAATGTAAATATACATGTGCTGCATCTGCACCTTCATCATCATCCACCATATCTTCAGAGTTAACAGAAAATCTTAGTGATTTAACATATGATGAATTTGATGTAAAATGGAGAGAAACAAAAATAAAATCTGCTATTAAAAAATTATTCCAAACAAAAGAAGAAAATGAAGGATTATTATTAATAAAAAATGAAGATATAAGAGAATTATTTTCTGGAATTCCTGAACAAGCACTATTTAGTGTTCTTCAAGATATTGTTAATAATAAATCATTTAGACTTATTGTAAATGGCAAAGAAGGATATTTAATTTATAAAAATGGATTTTATTTATTTCAACCTATCAAAATAAATTATGATGATATTCCTCTTTCTATGAGAATATCACACTATCCAATTAAACAAGATGAATTTATACCAGTAAAATCTGAGATAAAAGTAGAACGACCTATACAAGTGCTAGAAGAAGTTGCAATAAATGAAGAAGAAAAAACTTTTGTAAATACATTATGGGAAGCAATTTTATCAATTGGAAAGAAAATTGAAGCTGGAACATTAGAAAATAAACTTCCACAAATACTTATTGAATTAATTAATAAAAAATACAAAAGTAATCCAACAAAATCAAATGAAGTGCTAAATAATTTTGAAATGATATATTGGTTATATAGAGGATTAAAAGACAATGTTGATAATAGAAAAATATTTGCTTATGTATTATTAGATTATGTTTGGGATACTATATTAAATATTGAAGAACAACTTATATTAGTAAAGAATAATGATATTATAATAAATAAAGTTGCTCAAGAACAAATAATTCAAAATGGAGAAAAAAAATATTTTAGATTTTTAAATTTAACAGAGCCTTATGAAATTCAATATTATTGTGGAAATAAATTATGTTTTGAAGCTGAAAAAAATCTATTAAATAAAGATAATAAAGATCCTTATAATAAATTACCACCTGCAGATAAATCTCATGTTGGAGAAATATATGGATTTATAGTTCCTAAAGCAAGACATTTAATATTTAAAACAAATGTTCCAGCAGATGTTGGTTCTTTACCAAAAGGAGGACAAGAATGTGCTAATACTACTTCAATAAAAGCAAATATTGAATTCTTATATTTATTAGGAAAAATTCTTCGTGAAACTATACGAGCAGATTTTAATTTAAACCCTGAATCATTAGACCGAGAAAAAGGAAAAAATAGAATTAAAAATCCACCTCAATATTGTACATTAAGAGAATTTGTATTACGATGGATGGATGAAAAAAAATTAATGGGTAAAAGATGGTTTTATCGAGCAATATCTGCTTTTAAAACAAATCATAAATCTAGAGTTACAAAATCTAAAATATAATTTTTAAAATATAATTTTCAAAAAATGAAAAAAATTGGTTATTTAAAATCACTTTACTTTTTATAATAGAATATCAGATGGAACATTCAGTTATATTTGAAGAACTTGTTTCATTAAATCCTAATGATTTCTCAAAAAATATTGAATCTATTAATTCTCTTCTTATTGAAAAATTAAAACAAAAGTTAGAAAATAAATGTTCAAAACATGGATTTGTATTATCAAATTCTTTAAAAATTCTTTCTCGTTCGATGGGTAAAGCATCGGTTGGAAGATTTACTGGTGATTATGCGTTCTATGTTCAAATACAAGGGAATGTATTAAATCCTCCAGATGGTGTTGTTCTTGAAGGTGAAGTTGTAAGTAAAAATAAAATGGGAGTTTATTTGAATTATAAAAATGCTATACGTGTAATTATTCCTCGTGATTTACATATTGGAAATGATGAATTTGATAATATAAGTGTTGGAGATAAAGTGAAAGTCGAAATTAAAAAATCAAGATTTCAAGTAAATGATGATTCTATTCTTAGTGTTGGAATCTTTATTAGTACCTCTTCCTCTTCTTCTGCGGAAAGTAAATCTGAAGAAGAAGATGACCTTGTTCTAGAAGATGATTGAAACAGAAGATATTTATTCTTATGATTTAAAAAAACAATTACTTGAAGATTTAAAAGTGTTAAATAAATCAGAACAAGAAGAAGTATTTAGAATATTAAAATTAAATCATGGTATTTATTCTGAGAATTCTAATGGTATTTTTTTTGATGTAACAAAATTAAATGATTCTTTATTTGAAAAATTATTACAATTTGTAGAATTCTGTAAAAATAATCGTAAAGAATTTGAAAATCGTGAAGAAGAAGAAAAAAAAGCTCAAGATATTATTAATTCATCTATATTAATTGATACTTCTGACACCTAAACATTGAAGACATAAATATATTAGATAAAAAAGTAAAAAATGCTTTCTAATTTAATTACACTTATAAAAGATAACCCTAATAAAGATATTTCGCTAGAGAAAATATTTATTAAAGTATTTTCTGATACGAATGAAAATGAAGAAACTCCATTAGTTGGTCCCGGTAAAGTAGGCGTTATTCCACTCGACCCCCCAGGGCCTGTAAGTTTAACTCTTTGGCATACAAATCCAGAATATCGTGCTGGAAGTTTTCAAACAAGAAAAACTATTCTCCGAGAAAAAATTGTTGAACTCAACGAACTTTTTCAAGATAATCTAAAAGGTAGACAATTCAATCGCAAGAAAGCTATTGAACAACTTCAAGAACAAGAAACTTCCGCTGTATCACCCCCACAAGATACTCCAGAATTAAATAAAGCAATATGTTATATTCTTGGAATCCAATACTGCGAAGTAGATGAAATTCATAAAAAAGTATTTTTTTTCCCATCAGATATTCGCACATGGGAAAATGATAAACCAGTATATTTAGTATCATATGGGTGTCGTAGCATATACGTAAGGCATAAACAAGAAGAAGCAAGAGATTTTTTTAAAGATTGGTTATTTTCTTTAGAAGATTATATTATTGCTTGGCCTACTACGGATGGAACATTAAAAGAATTAAAAGGATTGTCTGATTCCTTAAATATTAATTTAGGGTTAACAAAACCACTGAAGGAACATTATTCAGTTGCGGTTGGAAAAGCACAAGCAATTCAACATATTTATAATAATTTTTAACAAAGTTTTAATAAAATTGATTTTAGCATAAAGCATTGTCTATTTTTTATTATAGGAATATACAATGGAGTTATATAAAGCAGAGGCTGAAAATATCAAAAAACAACTTGAGGATTGGATTTCAAATTCAAACCGAGAGTTAGAAGCTACTTTTGGAGGCACTAAAGGAACTGTTGATGCTACTACATTCTTTCAAGTAGCACAACGATTACGCTCTAAAGGCCTTCGTGAACTTCCTCAAGAAGATCGCGTAACAATTACTACACCAGAACATATTCGTTTTACAATTCAAAGTATGGGAATTATCCAACAATATTGTCGCGATGATACTCTTATGGGTAAACCTTTTGTTGCCATGATTAAAGACCGTTCTTCATCTGATTCACAAGTTGATTTAGATGATTATGAGGTTCGTATTAAAACACGTCGTGAAATTAAAATGGCAGATTCAGAAGTTGCTATAAAAGATATGTTTACTAAATGGTCCCAACAAAAAAAAGCATTTCGCATGATTCGTCGTTGGAGCTTTGAAGAATCTGGTATTCGTTATGATTTATCAATTGTTAGATCAACAGCACGTGATTCAAGAGGTGATTTTAAATGGCAACGAAAGTTTCTTGACCAAGATTTATCATTAAGTCCTTACTTATATGAAATTGAAGTAGAATTGATTCGTCTTGAAACAGATACTATTGAAATTGCTCAAAAAAGATTAATAAAAGGTGTTGGTGAAGTTTTACGAGGTATCCAAAAAAATAGTATTCTAATTCGTAAATCAAAGAAAGAAAAAGTTCTTCAAAGTTATCAAAATTTTATCCAAAACAATCGTTTTCTTGGTTGCTCTCCAGTTACTTTAGAGGAACGTAATTTTAGCGATATTATAGATGATAGAATTCCAAATATTCGTTCTAGTTATAATGTAACTGATAAAGCCGATGGATTACGTTGTCTATTATATACTAACTCCAAAGGTGAACTATATCTTATTGATATGGGTCTTAATGTATATCGCACAAGTCTTGAACAATTAACATGCCGTGAAAGTATTATTGATGGTGAATGGGTTACTAGAACACGTAATAAAGAACCTATGAATATATTTCTTGCGTTTGATATTTACTATGCCGTTGATAAAAAAGATGTCAGTCAATATCCATTTTATAATAAAGAAGATGAGGATAAATCTCGTTATGGACAACTTAAGAAATGGATTGAAACATTAAATAAAACAGATGGACCAAAAAAACTAATGTCACAAGCAACTCTTCAAGTAAGTATGAAAACATTCTTATTCGCGAAAGCCAATGATATATTTAGAAATGCTACAAAAGTATTAGATACTTACAGAGTCTATTATACAGATGGACTTATATTTACACCCAATGAACTTCCTTTACCAGGATATGATGAAGAGAAGAAAATTATTAAACCATCTGCAACATTCTACGCTCAATTTAAATGGAAACCTTCTGAAGATAACACAATTGATTTCTTAGTTCGCTTTGAAAAACAACCTGACAATCCTAGAATTGATAGAGTGACTATTGGCTTGAAACCTGAAAGTAATGAAACAATTCGTTATAAAACA